CTTCTGTGTCAACTACAGGATCAGATTACTATTTATTAAATAAAGTATTATGTTTTTCTGCAGGTAATTTATTAGGTGAAGCTGAAAAGGTAACTAATAGCAAAATCACTTTGCTTAATAATTCTTTGCTTACAGCACCAAACACTACATTTCCTGCTTATACTCAACAAGGAGATGCGGTAACAGTTTTCCCTACAACAATTAATAGTGGGCAAGATGTGCAAGCAGAGTACATAAGGTATCCTAAAGACCCTAAATGGACTTACATAACTCTTTACAATGGAGAACCTCTGTTTGACCAAACTGCGGCAGATTATCAAGATTTTGAACTACCTATAGATGACTCAAATGATTTAGTTGCAAAGATTTTGCAATATGCGGGAGTATCAATTCGTGAAGCAGATGTAGTACAATTTGGATTAAGTAATGAGGTGCAACAAGATCAACAAAAATAATTATGGCTTATATAAATCAAAAACAATATTACACAAACAATAGCGTAAATCCTACGGATAGTAATTGGGGGTCTTATCAGTATGTTTCATTAACAGACATAGTAACAAATTTTTTATTAATGTACGATGGTAATCACCATTTAGTAAACAATGTAAACAGGTTTAAAATATTGTTTCACGCAAAGCGTGCAATTCAAGAATTAAACTATGACGCCTTTAAAGAAATAAAATCTTTACAATTAACTGTGTATGATGATTTAAAATTTGTTTTACCTTCCGATTATGTAAATTGGGTAAAGCTCTCTTTGTTTAAAAATAATGTAGTTAGAGATTTAATTGAAAATATTCAAGTACAATCAGCTACTCAATACGTGCAAACGGGCTCCTCAACATTTACTTATGATGCAAGCAATAATGCAAATACTGAAGCTTCTAACATTGACACAGCAAGAACTAATGCAAGTTTAAATAGTATTTATTTAACAAATAATGCAAATGAAGATTCAGCTAATATTCAGTCTTTTGACAATGATATATATGAGACAGGCATAGGGGCTAGATATGGTTTAAACACTGAAACAGCTAATTTTAATCCTACATTTACAATTGATAAAAAAGCAGGGGTAATAAATTTTGATTCTACTATGGCAAACGAAAGCTGTATACTTCAATATATTTCCGATGGAATGGAAAATGGAAATGATTCAGAAATAAGTGTTAATAAATTATTTGAAGAATATGTATATGCTTATATTAAATATGCAATTTTAAATAATAAATTTGGAGTTCAAGAATATATTGTTAGTAGAGCTAAAAAAGACAAGCTTGCTTTATTAAGAAATTCAAAAATAAGACTTAGCAATATTCACCCTAGCAGATTATTAATGAATCTAAGAGGTGAAAACAAGTGGATAAAATAAAATGGCAAACGTTCAAAGAAATTTTATAGCAGGGCGTATGAATAAAAGCCTTGATGAAAGGCTTTTGCCAAATGGTGAATATATAAATGCTTTGAATGTTAGATTAGGGTCAACTGAAGAATCTGAAATAGGTGCAGTTGAAAACTCTAAGGGGAACACCATCTTAACTCAGCTTTCATATATAAATGGTGTTTTATTAAGTAGCTCTGCGCGTTGTATAGGAGCGTTTGATGATAGCGCTAATGCAACTATATATTGGTTTGTTCATGATCCAGCTTTTACACTAGGAGCAACAGGAAGGCTAGATTTAATAGTTTCATTTAATGTGCAAACCGGAGGCATTGTTTATCATGCTATAAGTATAGACAATGGTCTTGGAGTAAACACTACACTAAATTTTAATTCTAATTTTTTAATAACAGGTGTTAATAAAATAGATGACTTATTGTTTTTTACAGACAACACCAATCCTCCTAGGGTAATCAATATAAACCATAGTTACAGCAATCCTGTAAACAATATAGATCAGTTTGATTCTAGAGAAATTCAAGTTATAAAACAACCACCTCTAAATGCCCCAACATTTCAATTAATAAAATCAAGCAATGATGATACTTATTTAACTGATAATTTTATTTGTTTTGGATATAGATATAGATATAGTAACGGGGAATTCTCAGCTACATCTCAATTTACACAACCCGCTTTTAATCCATCTAACTTTGGGTTTTCACCTTCTACCTTTTCAAATGAAGGAATGGAAAATAATTTTAACGCTGCTATTGTTAGTTATAATTCAGGGGGAGTTCTAGTAAAAGGTATAGATATTTTATATAAAGAAGCAAATGATCCGACTATAAAAATAATTGAAAGAATTGACAAGCAACAACAATCAATGCCTGATAATGCCATAGAAACAATTACGTTTGATGCAGCTAAAATATTTTCTTTATTACCCGAATCAGAAATTTTAAGACTATTCGATAACGTTCCTGTGATAGCTAAAGCTCAAACGTTAATGGCTAACAGGCTAGTATATGGAAATTATATTGAAGGTTATGATTTAAAAGACACATTTAACGACGAAACAAGATTAGAATATATAACTAATCAAGCAAGCACGGGTTTAGGGCAATCTTCTGTAAACACTTCATTTGAAACAGGAATTCAATATACAGCTTTTGGCGAAACACTTACAGTTTCGGAAAGTAAAATGATAATGGATTTTACTGATCTTACTAATGATTTAATTGTAGGAGCACAACTTACTATTGACCTTACATTTATACATAGTGCATGGTGTACCAATTGCAGCAGTTTACCAAGCGAGACAACAGGAAGCACAAGTGTAGGATTTACTTATATTTTAACTCAAGACTTTACTGCTAATGCAGACCCCTTAGCAGCTTTAATTGCATCTTCTGATTTTATAGCTAAGTTTGGGCTTACCACAGCAACCATACAGACAATGGCTAATGCACAATCAGGAATAGGAACAACTCTTACTGATAAATTTAACAACGCTCTTCCTGCTACACTAACATCACCACAATACAATATAAATCAAACAGGTATTACATCAGCTACTCCAGCATTGCCTAGCGCAGGGCAGGGGATAAGTATTGTGAAAGGAACAGGCGACAGATTAGAGCTTCAATTATTAGCAGCTCAATATATTGAAAACGGAGGATCAAATTTAAACGTGGAATACTTTAAGTTTACCGACTCTAATGTTTCATTACAAAGAGTTTCAAACACTTCTAGTTTACATAGTAATAGAGGTTACGAAGTAGGAATGATTTACATGGATTCATTCAACCGTTCGTCTACAGCTTTAGTAAGTGAGAACAACACTGTTAACTTTCCGTGTTCTACTTCTAATACCAAGAACACTATTAACATAACCATACCTCCAGCACAAAGAGCACCTTCTTGGGCTACAAGGTATAAGTTTTGTATTAAATCTGACACTGATACATACGATACTATTTATACCGCAATTTATTTTGAAGACACTACCTCTAATGATGTTTTCTTTTTACTTGAAGGAGACAATGTTCAAAAAATTAGCGAAGGACTAGTGTTAATAGTAAAACGAGACGCAACAGGGCCTCTACAGTTATGCACAAAAGTAACTGTTTTAGAGGTTAAAGCGCAGGTTGCAGATTTTATAATTCCAAAACCTCAAGACTCTGAGGGTAATGATATACCTGTTCCAGGTGGGGTTTATATGAAATTAAACAACATTAATTTTGCGGCTACTATGACAGACGACAACATCATAGATGTTAAAGTAGATCCTAAAATTGCTGGTCAAAATCACCGTTATCCTTTGATGGCTTACCCTTTGTTTGACACTAAGACTAATGCAACTAATGGAAATTATGATTTGCCTATAGGGACAAGAGTTGTGTTTACAATCGAGCAATTAAGGCAAGGCAGGGGTGGAAAATGCGAAGCTAGGTTTAGTAATTTAATACACGAGTTTGTGTGTAGTGATTCATATTCCGACTGGGAAGCATTTTTTTTAGGAGAGAATGTAGCGGGGGTAATTGAAAACAATTCTAGTGTATTTCCAACTGCAGCAAGTGGTGGAAATGCAGAAGTAGGTAATGTATTTTTAAATTCAATTGTTAATAATACGGGTACTACTCCCATTGGAGGCGCTAACAATGGTATTAATAATGCAACGGATCAAGAACTTTTTAACAATGATGTTTTTGGAGGAGATACAGACAGTCCAAATTCAAGAGAAAACTTAAACGACAATAATTATTACCGATTATATAAAAACACCACCAATAATAACTTTTATTTTTTAGTGTCTGGAACAAGATGCTGCGGGGGAAATGCAAAGGGTGATTCAAATATAAGGCTTAATGTTACTGTATATAGAAGAGATGCAGAAGTAGTTTTTGAAACCGAACCGAAAGACGCGTTGCCTGATTTATGGTATGAGGGTAGTCAAACATTTTTAATTGATAGCATTGGCCAGCATTTAGGAAATGTTGTAAATCAAACTATTTCTACCACACCTTCTTTAAGTGTATCGGCAGTTATAGAAACTAATTTTTCAAATTGTTTTTCTTTTGGTAATGGAGTAGAAAGTTATAAAATTTTAGATAAAAGCAATGGGAAACAATTTAACTTAGGGAATAGAGCTTTTAGCACAAGCAATGTTACATATCAACAAGCGCATAGATTTGCCGACTTAACATACAGTGGTGTCTTTAATGATGAAAGCAATGTAAACAAACTAAATGAGTTTAATTTAGGGTTAGCAAATTTTAAACCTTTAGAGGAAAATTTTGGTGATGTAGAAATATTATTTGCTAGAAGAGATGATATTTTGGTATTACAAGAAGATAAAATATCTTATGTTTTAGCGGGAAAAGATTTGCTTACGGATGCTGGTGGAGGTGGAACATTAACCTCTGTTCCTACTGTGCTTGGAAAACAAATTGCAAGAATTGAAAATTATGGAATTAGTAATAATCCAGAAAGTTTTGCTGTATGGGGTGAGAGTAAATTTTTTACAGATGCTAAAAGAAGTGCTGTAATTAACTTAGTGGGTACTTCTGCTGCTAATGAAATTTTAAATATTATTTCTGAGGATGGAATGAGAAGCTTTTTTAGAGATTTATTTACAAAATCTTTTACTTCTCAAAAACTTGGCGCGTATGATCCTTATATGAAGGAATATGTTTTAACTTCTAATACAATATTAAAACCCGAGATTGCTAGATGTACAGCGTGTGGTGTAACTAGGGACATTACTATACCCACTGGTGAGGAATTTATTTATTGTGTAGATTTAGAACAACAAGAAGGAACTGTTGTAATAAGGTATGAAATTCCTTTAGAAGGGCCTCAACCTATAATTACTGAAGCTACATCTCAAAATATTGAAACAGAGACAGGAGATTTGATTGAAACAGAAGGATCGATAGGTGTTGTAGGGTATACAATTACTGCTTCATATAATGGAGTAGAAACCACTACTGGAGAAGTTTTTACAAGTGGAACATTCACTTTTGAAAAAGATTCTACTACTGTTAATCAAGTAGTAATAATACTATCTTCTGCGGCTACTGTGCCAGACACCATTGAGGTTACGGTAGAATGCCCTTCAGGCAGTTTACTTAATTTATACAGTATATGTATAACTGACGCATTTGACGCTGGTAAATTTATTCATAATGAGGCAAGCTGGAGCGATGGATTTTTATTTTCTGCAGTACAATCTAATTTAGTTCCATTTGGCACCGGAACAGGAGTCTTTGTAATCTCTCAATACAAAAACGTAGTAGGAGATCAAGGGGTGGGTATCATCCCAACTGACGGCTCTGTAATGACTTTAGGGGTTAATAAAATAAGATTTGATGATTTTGTATTTGATACAGCTAATAATTCATTAGGTTTCCATAGAAGCGATATTATATATGGAAATAATATTACGGATATAACTGCGCTTTTAGCTTTAGAAACCACTATACCTATAAATAATTTAGATGCTCCAGACAAATACACAGGTAATTTTACAGTTCCTGCAGGAGGAAATCATTTATATTTAATTTATGATTATAGAAACCCTAACAGAGTAACGCCAGTTCCTCCAGTGCCACCTGTAAACGATTTTACTAGATATACACAGTGTCAAGGACCTGACACAATAGTATTTACAGCTGCAACTGGAACTACTTTACCAACCGTTGTTAGACATGAAGGTGTATGTTATAAAACCCCTACTTCTGTTTCGGTTTCATCAAGTATTCCTTTGCCAACAGCACCAAATACTTTTGTAGATTGTGCAACGTGTGAAGGAGCTCCTCCACCACCACCCCCAGCTAATGCCCCGGCTATGACAACTAATAGCTCTACGAATGTAACAACTAATTCATTTACTGTTAATGGTAGCTTAGACACAGCAAATGGAACAGTTACATCTAGAGGTTTCTATATTGGAACAAACGCGTCATATATAAGCAATACTGCATATCAAGTTGCCGGCACAGCATTGGGAAGCTTTAGCTATAACTTTGCTAGTGCAGCATCAGGCACGACTTACTATGTTACCGCTTATGCAATAAATGAACACGGAACAGGGGTAGGTTTGTCCGTTGGAAATACATATGGTGTTACGTTCAGCACAACTTCTGTTACTTATAATTACGCAACGTACACAGGTTGTCAAGACTCAACATTAAAACAAACTTTTAGAATTGAAACAACTATTCCATTTCCAGTTTCTGTAGAATTAAATGGTGTGTGTTACGGAAATGTGGAGACTTCAACGGGTGCAACTACAACAAACACTCTTCCTACTACAGTATTTGATAATTGTGATCTTTGTGTGGGCGGCACAGGCGGCGGCGGCGGAGGCGGAGGCGGCGGCGGCGGAGGCGGAGGCGGCGGCACAGGCGGCGGCGGAACAGGTTTTGATACAGAAACATTTACAATACAATTGTGTGATGGTACAGGGCCCTCATATATTATTACAATTAATAACATACCAACTAGTGGAGCTGTAACTTTATCTAATTTTACAGTTAATTCTTCTGTTAGATTAAATGGAAATTATGGTCAGCCAGTCTCAAGTTATCCAGAATTTGATGGAGCCGCTAATTATAAAATTACAGCAGTTGGAACAGCTAATCCTTTAGTTACGCTAGCTTATGTGGCTCGTGTAGATGATTGTAGTGATTGGCCAGGAGACGACCCACCCCCACCCCCTCCATTTTTATATTACTATTTACTTGGGTGTTTAGATTCTACAGAAGGATGTTATTATTTAACTGATCAAGGACAGCCAAATGCCAACCAAAGATTTGTAGGCAATGATGCGGGGACAACATTATTTTATAAATATAATGGAAGCGCTGGACTCTCAAGCATCGGGACTGCTACTGTATGTTCGGGAATTCAACCAATAGGAAGTAACGTAAATTGCCCACCAGCGCCTGTGCCACCAGTACCTCCAGTGCCACCCATACCTCCTACTCCTACGCAAGCAATAAGCATAAGAGAGTGTAATAATAGTGGTGGTCAATTATATTATGTGTTAGTGCAAAATGGCTCAGGATTCCCAGCGGGATTTGCTCTTACGCTATCTGGAGGGCCGGACGACTCTAAAACTTGGGAAATTATAGACCCTAATTTTTTAGGCACTACTTTATATAATGTTACATATACAGGAGTAACATTAGAGTGCCCACCAGCGCCTGTGCCTGTGGGGCCTACGCCACCAACGACTGTTTTTGCAGAATATACTAAATGTTTTAATGCATCAGTAACAGCAAACGTAAGCGGGCCAGTGGGCACTACATTTCCAAATGTGTTAAAAATATCTGGAGTGTGTTACGAATATTCATCTTTATCAGG